CAGCGACAGCACGACCAGGGTTCTTTTGGCCCAGCACATACTTCAGACGCTTTTCCAGATCTTCGTAGGATTTGAACTGATCGGGAGCAACGATAGCAGACAGAGAATACTCTTTCTTCCAAAGAGTTTCCAGAGCATCGTCATCATCCATCAAAGGAGCAGGAGAATCAAACTCAGACTTGTCATAGTTCCAATAGCCTTCAACCTTACGGATCTTCAGGCGGAAGTTAGCACCACCCCAGAAGTCAAAAGGATTGATCGGCTCTTCATCTTCAAACTCTGGTTGCATTGCGTTCAGAATCTTGTCGAAGATCTTCTTGCCAAACTTGAACAGGAACACTTTACCTTCGTTCTGAGGATTCGCAGGATCCTTCACAACGTAGATATTGCTGTAGTAGTTCAGTTTGCGCTTCTGTTTACGCACAGTTTCCTTATCTTTCTCGCTACCACTGTTCCACAGTTCACGATTGTGTTCAGACACAGGATCCTTACCACCAAGAGTAGTAAGAGAGTTCTCAATGTACCAACCACCAGGGCCTTGGAATGCGTGGGAATACATCTTCACCCAGGGAACATCCTCACCCTCAGGAGCAGGCAGGAAACGAATAACTGCAGAACCAACACCAGTTTTGTCCATTTCTGGTTTCCAGAAACGTTCATCAGCACCACCAGAACCGGTGCTCATTTTCTCAACTTCTTTCACCAGTTTTTCGGTGAGAGAACCAAGTTTGGATTGCTTTTTAAGATCAGCAAAAGACATGTGTACCTCGTGTAAATTAGATTTGGCCTTTGTGTACTCCGTTATTTTAGTCCTTCAGATCGGTTTTGTCAATCTGTTCACGCATCACATCAATCAGTTTTGACATATTGCCAAAAATAATGTTCATATCGACATTTGCGTCAAGACCCATCATTGAAGCAGACTCGGCAATTTTTTGCTTCATCGCTTTCGCCTCTGGATCATCAGACAAACTCATTCTTGTATAAAGAACTTGTTGCTTATTCAGTAATTTTTGAAGAATATCGACGTGTTTGATTTTATCCTCCTTCGTCATTTTGAAGAACTTAAACACGTTATGATACACTTCTTCTTGCAGTTCAGAAATTTCAGCCATCTCTGAACGAACAACTTCGGATTCAAAAAAACTCATCGGTCTCCTACAACAATTTCTTTCAAGATTTTACGATAACGGAATACATCGATATTTAGAAAGGGAGAATACTTTTTCATTTTCAGACTCACAATCTCCCAAATCGGGTCTTTCAACTTTTTATCAAAGTCTTTCCCGAATAGGAATATTCTATCATAGATAACCAACGTTTCAAGGCTGATTTTCCCGCTCAGGAACTTTTTAAGAACGAGCGGATGACCATTCTTACAATCAAAAACTTCTTGGAATTTATTTTCAGAGAACAATTTCTCCGTTTCTTCCTTAAAAACGTAACTCAGCGACTGAATCTTTCTTTGCCATTCTGTATAATTTCGGTCACCTTCCCGAATAATGCTTCCAACCCACAAATTAGCAGGATCAGAGGCCATAACAAAATTGCTGATAAAAAAGTCCTCAATTTCTTTGTCAGTTTTGTTGCGAGACAGTTTTTCAAACCAAAAACGATCTTTTCTCTTATAAAACGACTGGACACTCGCTTTAATTTTTCCACAATACTTTTGGTAATCATAATTAGGTTGAGTAAAGTGATTTTTCAGCGCAATATAGGTCTTATAGGTATCAAAGGGCATCATTCTAAAAAGGTAATACGCGAAAATTTTTGCCGGAGTTTTTTTCAACCAAAAATGGAATCAAAAGCTAATTTTAGAATACTAGTCTAGCTCTTGAACTACGCTTTAAAAAGTTTAACTGCATTGCCTCATACTTAATCTTTTCCTTCAATGGTTTTGAGATCAGTTTAGGAACACTTTCTAAATCGATATTGTTCTTCTCGCAAAAATATACGATAGCATCAATGTAATTCATATTCAAATCACTATGCACAAGTCCTTCTATCTCTTGAGCGAACTTAGCTGGGCAGAAAAATTTGTTTTCGAATACCTTTTCGAGTTCATTCTGCATTGGATTTAAAAGAGTTGCGTACATTTATAACAAGAATTTTCATCATCATAAACCATAACAAACTATTTGTCAAGACTTGTTAACTTATCTGTGACAAATTTTTTGATATATTGAGTTAATAACCGAAGATATTTTTCTTTATCTCTTTCTTCGTAGACAACACACTCTCCAGTCTCACATGTCATTATGATCACGAACTTTTTAACTGACAGGCCTGTCAATTCGTGAAGCATACATGCATAAGCACAGCACTGAACAAAATAGTGCTCAATCCACTCTTTTGGTTTTGGTTTTTTTGATGTTTTGAAGTCAATAATTGACAATTCACCATCATATTCTGCGATGCAATCAACGGTTCCAGCAATACCCAAATACTTACTGTAAAGGGAACCTTCTAGTGCATAGATATTATTTATACGCTTAAGTTCTGGAATTGCAACCTGAAATAACATCTCAGAAATTGGAAGAACATCTGAGTTGCAATCCATATTACGAAGATACTGCTCAATTAAAGTATGAGTATCAGTTCCTCTTGATGTAGCTTTGCGAGTAATTCTATCTGCTTCAGCATCTCCAACTTTTTTTCTCCAAGAAGCAAAAAAGTCCTTATTGAAGTGACTGATTACAGAAGTGATAGAGACCAACTTAAATGAGTCGGTCTCACCAGGAACACTATAGTATCTTACACCGTCAATAGTATCTCTTTCCAGTTTGGGAAGATCAATTTCTACATGATTAAATTTCATCACATTCCGAGTTCAGCTTTAGCAACAAGATATTCCTTACAGAGACCAGATCTTACAATATCTTCTAATCCAAATTCAATAATATCAAAAGAAGGCATTTGATGAAGGATCCGCATGAAATCAATGATACCATTCTTCTCGTTGGTCTTCACCAAATCACTCTGAGTCGCATCACCACAGAACATAATCTTAGTATTCTCACCAACACGAGTAATGATAGAATCAAGTTCGTGAAAATTCAAGTTTTGGAATTCGTCAACAATAATTACAGCATTATCAAGAGTTGTACCACGAATGAATGAAGTACTCCAGAAACTAATTGTTCCTTGATTCTTAAGATTGCCATAGAGCATTTCAAAGTCTGAATCTGTTGGCATCTCGAACATATACTTGACCATGTTCTTATAAGGAATCTGATAAAGTGAAGACTTATCTTCATGATCTCCAGGAAGGAAACCAATTTCACGAGTAGCAACAAGAGACCTGACGATATAGATTTTTTCGTAAGGAGATTTCTCGTTTAAAACATCTTGCAATGCATTGTATAAAGTGATAAAGGTTTTACCTGTACCAGCAGCCCCATATGCAACAATATTTTTGCCACTATCATAAGAATCAAACAGACGTTCTTGATTATCTGTTAATGGATCAATGTTACGAATGTAATCAAGATTGATTGGTTTTTTCCTTTTCATGACGCGATTGCTCATTCCAAAAGGAACAGGACTTGTTCCAATACCCGAAGACTTTTTCCTTGGCATAATTAACTAAATGGTTTTACTTTGGCGCCTGGCATCTTAGATGCCTTTCTGAGTACATCATTCCACCCTGGGTTCTTTTGAATGAGTTTATCTGCCCATTCACCCACTTCTCCTACTCCAGCACAACCCTGAGACCAATCCTTGTCCCAATCTGGGTTGTCTTTTTTCCACTGATCATATTCGATCATGGACATATAGAGTTCTTGTGTTTCACCCGTCTTCAAATTCTTGACTGGATATGTTGGCATAATGTGTAATAATATGTAATGTTATTTAGACCCATTCTAGGGCTTCTGCAACTGAGGGAAACTGTTTTTTGAATACTTCTTTGCAGGCAAGTGCAATGTCCATATGTTCCTTCTGAGTTCCATTTGCAGAACGCAGATTGATATAATGAATCCAACTACGACAGGAACCGCTCATATAAATGCGCGTAGGAGTTGCAAGAGGAAGCACAAAACGAGCACATTCTTTTGCCACGCCCTGATTGAGGAGACGATTATAAAGTAATTGTGCTTTAGCAAAGTGTTCTTGAATTTCTGCCTCAAGTACTTCTTTAAGATCTTGTGAAAGATCATCAATAGAATTCTGACGGTTTTTAGTATCTTGACGACGAAGTTCTGGAACAGGAATATGATCACTCAAAAGATTTGTATCAGCATAACGTTGCGAAAATTCCTGATATGTGAAAGAACGGTGGCGCAGAATTTGAGCTGCAATACCACGGTTCGTTTCGATCTCAAGAGTCATAAAAGACTGCTCAAAAACAGACCAATGATTATGCTTAATGCAATAAGCAAGCAACTTGGCATAGTTTTCGTTGTCTTGATTCGCAGGATTGCTAACTCTCGCAACATATGCCATTGTCTTTTCGGCATCTGGCGTAATCGAAATAAGTTTTACTGTCATTTAATCAATCGGGGTAACCATCATCGTCTTCAAACACCTCATCATAATCAGAAAGTGCTGCTGTAATTTTATCATATTCCATGTAACTTTGAGTATCCGAATAAACTTCAGATTTCAATGACTCAACAAGCAACTCAAGATTGTGAACAATTAGTTTTAGTTTGTCTCTGTCCATGAGATAGTATTATCTTCCCCAATTTTATCATAAAAAAAGGAGGGTGTAAACCCTCCCAAATATCATCTTGCAACTACTAGATGAACTAGTTTGGCTTGATGGCGACGATCTTCTTTTTGCTTTTGCTCTTTAATGAGTTGTAGGAAGTTAAGTTTTTTCATCACTTATGACCCTCTTTTACAAACTTGATTCCACGATAGGTCTCATTGTATTGTTGGGGTTGTTGCATCATTTGCTGTTGATATTCGATACGCTTTTGAGTATCGTATTCAACACCTCTGTATACGACTTTAGACATTGGATTTGCTCCTTTACTTTGGGTAAATTTGCGTTCCTTCAGTTTCCTTACTTCCGTTCGCTATTCGGAAATAGCGAATGAACGTATAATATATTAGATACTTTTTTTGTAACTTTTGTTACCGTTCTATGTAACTTAAAGTATGATCTTGGGCATGTAATTGCTCAATAATTATATCACACCCAATCTTAGGATCACAAGTACCACAAGTATAAACGTCTACGGCAGCCATACCCTCCTCTGGCCAGGTGTGAATGGAGATGTGACTCTCCGATAGTAAGCAGAGCACAGTGACTCCCTGTGGGTCAAATTTCTTTGAAATAGTTTGAACCACTGTTGCACCACTAGATGTTGCAGCATATTCTAGTAAATCTATCAAACAACGTTCATCATCCAAAAGGACAAATGAACATCCATATAGATTTAAGAGATAATGCTTACCCATCTTCCATTTCCTTCAGTAAATTTTTAATCGTGCTTTCTGTACCATCCATTGTTTTGATCTCATAGATATTCGATTTCTGATATCTTTTGAGTTTTTTATAAACCTTTAAGACTTCTTGAAGTTTATTCTTATCAATAGATACTTCAATTTTTTCTTCACTAAATCCTTCGCTCATTTCTTTTTGTTTTCAGTTCTAGATTGCCAAAGTTTTGGATTCACTCTTCCATCCGTCCATCTTATATCTTTCAAACCTTCACGATATTTATCCCAATACATATCGAAGATATCAACTTGTTTGTTACAAATTACAATATCGTAAGTGGTTTCTTCATCAGAGATGTAAGTAACAAGATAAGAGTTCAGTGGCAAAGACTTATCTTTTGCCACTGATTTTTCACAATTCTGATGAAGAACATAGCACATCAGGAACGTCCTCCCCAAGTAATATCGGGATAGGCTTCTTTAACTACATCAATCGTTAACTTATACTTATCTGTCAGGCGCTTATCCTTTACAAGGCACAGAACTTCAGCCTCATCTGGATGCAGACCTTCTAAGATTTGAATAAAGATAGTTTCTCTACGGAGACTTGGAAGAGAATCGTTACCACCCTTCACAAAGTTATAGAAATGTTTGAACTCACGTCTCAGAGAAGAGTGATCAGTACCCAGTGGGTTTTCATTTGGTTTAAAAGGAACTTCCCCAGAAGGAAGAACAGAAATAATCGATTCATCAAAGTTCCAAATGAGCAGCGATTTCAACGCATCGGTCTCATACTCTTTCAGAACTTCAACTTTCTTTGCATTTGTTTTCTGTTTTGAAACGAGATCTAAGATCTCATTCATAAATGGATTGGGTGGAAGCTTGGTGACTGTTTCAGTCGTCTTCCTCGTCTTCGTCGTAGTCATAATCGTTTTCAAATCTCACTGCTAAAATTTCATCGGGAATGATGTTTCCATTCGAGTCAAACATCTCTGGGTGTGTATACACTGGCGAAGTTTGATAAAAATGTTCCTTTGCCATCCATCCTATTACACCACCAACAAAAAAGAACATGATTGATACTAATGTGCCGATGGTAAGTGCTACTGCTAACATTGTAGTTCTCCAGAGAGTTATTTGTTTCTAATGTCGAAGTGAAACTCGATAAAGAAATGATACTCTCGGCGGAACAAAGAGATCATTTTACCAAACTTCACTTGAAAAGTTTTTGGTTTTGATACTCTCCTCCTTCTATTGCGTAGTAGTAACTCAACTCCCCGATTTATTTGGGGTTCGTTTCTATTTAGTTTGCTTCTTTCGTCGCCCACGTCTCTTGTCATGATTGTATTTCCAGGCATCTTCTAAAATGCCATAAAGATATTCTTTTATTTTTCGTGCCATTGGTTTGGGAATATGCCCGTAGGCTTCACGAAGTTGTTTATGCTCTTGATCAGATCCACCTTCAAGATAGGACTCCAATTCCAATACAAGTTCATTAAGTTGATTCGCAGTAGAACTTTCAATGAACTCTTCAACTTCTACTTTTTTAGTTCCACGAATCTTGAGATAGTCATAAAACTTCATTACAAACTGACCATTGAAAGCATAGTCAATGGCCTTTTCCACATCAGAATAAATTTCATTGGAATTAACGTTCATTTTTCAAAGTAATAAGAATTTGAATTTCTGGTAAGTATAAGTATTCAATTTCGCTGTTTGACAATGTATGAATTGCATCATCTAAAGTTTCTACTAATGGATGATTCGCAAGATTGAATGAGGTATTTAAAAGCATCGGGACATTTGTTTTTGAATGAAATGCCTTAATTAATTTATAAAAGTGATAATTTTGTTCTTTCGTAACTGTTTGAATTCTAGATGTTCCATCAACATGAATAACCGCTGGAACAGTCTCTATTGTATGTGCAAAAGCATCTACAGCAAAAGACATGTATTGACTTTCTTTTAATGTTCTTAAATCAAACCAATCATTTACTTCTTCAAGCAAAATTGAAGCTGCAAATGGTCTAAAATTTTCTCTTTTTTTAATTCTATTGACTATAGATTTTCCATTATGTATTCTGGGATCAAAAAGTAAAGAACGATTTCCCA